TTTATAACAAAAATTAAAAGCCTGAGATTTGTCAGGCTTTTTTCATTTCTGGCTGCTAGATAGGTTTACTGTTCTACCTCACGTCCTAATGCTGGAACTTATCATTACCTGATAGATGTACTGTATTACTTACAATGGAAAATATATTTCTTCATTGAAAATAGGTTACAGCTGATTAAATAGATCTGTTTATTTGAAGTATGTCTGTACAACTAATTAAGAGAAAAATGGTGATTAATTAAAAGTCATTCTCAACAACTTGCTTTAAGCATTTAAAAAAAATAAGTCATTTTTTCTAACTTTTACATCAAAACCATTTTGTAATTTTTAAAACTGATATGGTCTTTTAAGTTGAAGTGAATTTATTAGATATCATCCTATAAATCACAGTTTTGATTATGAAATATTAAAAAGTTTGCATAGGTAAAATCATAAATGTCGCATGAGATAGTTGAAGTGTTAATTGAATTAGGACTAACCCCACTTGACTGGGTAGATGCTTCTATTTTTTCAAAACTTACCGGTATTGAAGAGAAAAAACTGACTCATCGACGAAAAAATTGGCCCCAAGATTTTGTATGGACAAAACAAGATGGAAATATTTACTACTCACTACGAGGCTATAACCAATGGTTAACAGACCAAACGAGAAAACGTTACCAACTGGCGTTCGAATCAGAGATGGTGGAGTTGAAATCAACTTCACCTGTAAAAAACAACGCTACTTCATTACACTCCCGCACCCGCCAACCTCGGAAGGTATCCGGGCAGCCGCTAAAATTAGAAGTGACTTAAAGACAAAAGCTAAATGGGGAATACTAACTGAAAGAGATATTGCCCAAGCTAAAGGCATTGAGGTTCTTGAAAATGATTCACTGAATAGAGAGCAAGTCTTGTTCCAAGATGATGCTCAAAAATTCCTAAAATTTTCAGTTGCAAATAAAGACTCCAAAAATGGCTATCGAAAAATTTTAGAGTGCCATTGGATGCCTTATTTTGCCTTAACCCCTATCGCAAATATCACGACTGAAGATATTGAAGAGGTCATTTTAGATCGTAATTTTCAAACTGCTAAAACATTTAATAACTGTGCAACACCGTTACGTCAGGTATTTGAAGTTGCATTAAAAAATAATGTAATTCAAGAGAATCCAATGGACAAAATCAAGAATCGTAAAGTCCAAGTGGAAATACCTGATCCTTTTACAAGAAAAGAAATGGAAACTCTTCTTTCGTGGCTAGATCAAAGCTTACATGATGAAGATAAATTTTATCGTTGGTATTTCGAACTTGCATTTTGGACAGGTTGTAGGCCTTCAGAAATGATTGCTCTACGAGAAAGTGATATTGATTGGTTTAACGGTACTTTTAAAATTAATAAAAGCCGTGTTCGTGGTTTGGAGAAAAAAGTCACGAAAACACACACTTCTCGTGAAGTTTATTTAAATGAACGCTCTTCTTTCGCCTTAGAATCACTGATTCAGTTTAAAAAAGATCAGGGATACACAACCGATTACGTGATGCTCTGTCCTAAAACTAAAGAACCTTTTTTTAATGAAAAACCGCCTAGAGAACGACTTGTCGAAGCCATGAAAGCATGCAAAATACGTCATCGTCCTGCATACAATGCCAGACATACATACGCAACAATGCTTCTTATGGACGGTGTAAATCCAATGTTTGTGGCAGATCAACTTGGGCATAGCTTACAAATGCTCATCAAGCGCTATACCAAATGGATTCATGGAGATAAAAATAAGCAAGAAATTGACAAATTAAGTGTGGCACGCACAGCGTAAATTCATCGATACCAACACTTCTTGGAATAAAAATGTGGCAAATATGTGGAAAATAAAAAAGCCACTTATATAAGTGGCTGATTTACAACAGGAATTTTGGTGGAGGTGGCGGGAGTATAACTATAATTATAAGATATTGTTTTAATTATTGGTTTTTTATACAGGAGTTGAGCTGTGTAACTTCTGTGTAACAAGTTATTATAATTGATAGTGATTGATCATGATTAACTATGATGCATCATGAGTTCAATTGATGTTTTGGAAACTGAACTCAGGACCTATTTTATTATTAAATATTCTGAGATATTTAAATTCTATTATTATACCAAGCATCTGGTAAATCTTAAAAATGATACAAGACCGAGCAAATATAGTTGATGATTGGGTAGAATAAACCTAGAGGGTTTTAGCTCTTTTCCTCAATATTGATAAAGTTAATTTATATAGATGAAGGGAATTAAACCCAATTCAACTAAACCCTATAAAGTTCTTTAAATAAAAAACCACTAGATAACTAGTGGTTTTAGAATTCAGTTAGGCAAAAAGTTACGCAGCTTTTTTAGCCTTTTCAGTTTTTGCTTTTTCAGCAGAATGTGCGTTAGCAATAATTTGATCAACTAATAAATCTGCGCGATCTAACAATTCATTAGCCTTGTTGATTAAATATTCACGACGGATTTGTTGAAAGTTTTTCATATTCATTCCTCAATCAATTTAGGTCTATAGTGGAATAGGTACATTTACATGTTTTTCGAGCTTGGAATACAACTGTTCCATTTCGTCAGTTGACTCACCCGCCACTATGGCGTTAGCAATACCTTCTATAACCCAGATGCATTGCTTAACATTTAAAGTAATATCACTATCGTCACATTCAAGATCTTCAAGAATATGTGCAAGTTGACGCATAATTCTTGCTACTTCTTCAGCACTGGGGTCAATCTGACTCAAGTAATCGATATTAAGTGAAACAATTTTACTTTCTTTTAAAAATTTATTTGCGATGTTCAGTACACGTAAATAAATATCTTTAATTGCATCGTCCAAAAGCCAACCCCATACTATATATAGTAGTAATTTGTAAAAATTCAATGAACCTTTACAAAAAGTTAAAAATTGGTTGATGATTATACATGATGCTTAAAAAATAGGTTGACTATTTTTGATATTTTTTTAAGACACTAAAATTTAGCTTCTTCTTCATAGCTTCCCCTTCTTTATAGTCGTTTATTGTTAATTATATATAGCACATTAATTGTTCCCCATTAAAGTAGTTTTGTTAAATTTCTATTATTTATAAGTAATGAATCTATATGCTTTATTTTTATCTTCAACACACAATGACTATTTAAGATGCATAAAAAATGTTACGATAGAATTTATCCAAAATTACAAAGATGCAAGAATCAAGGTTAAATCACAAGGACGGATTCCTGTACAGTCCAGAATTCAGTCCTTAAAAGTCTCTTAATATCTTGTCCAACTTTTTGAGGTCAGATCACTTAGAGGGCTTTCACTATCGCACTATGCTTCGCTTTACAATCGTTGTATTTCGCTACAGTATCCACAGACCATAGCATCACCGCCTTACCTTGTCCTAATTCAAGTCTTTGAAGATCAGGACAGAACTCAAGGAGGTTCGCTGGAATCACCGGCGATAAGTGAGTTAAGCTGCTGCAGCCCAGAATCATCAAAGCAATGGTTGAGATAAACAGGACGCTTCACGATCTTTTGCACTTCAAGTGTAACTGTTTCGACCTTTCCACGTTGCTCTGATTTTGATTTTTCATAATCTGCGCTCACCTGGTTAATTAGATTCTGTTTTTCAGCCAAAGCTTTTAATTGCTTCATTTCAATTTCTTCGATTTTAGCTGTGCATTTGGCTTCTGATTCATTAAGCTTTCCAGCTAAATGATTTGTATAAATCAGTTGGTCAAAGCAAATAAAAGAAAGGACCGCAATTGCGATCCAGTATTTATATTTCCAGATGAATAATGGCATTAGAATACCCACCCCTTTAATTTCACCAAGTGTGCTTTACGATCTGCAAGGCCATTGGTGCCTCCATTAATTCTGCGTGTAATGGTTAGTACATCATCCTGATCAGCCAAAGCATTCAATCCATTGTCAGACCAGAACTTGCAAGCAACCATTAAACCAATACTTGGCAATGCCACAATTTCAGGATTATTTTCAAAGTCGATGCCGAGCTGCTGACCATATTTGCGATAGTTTGTACGACCGGTCAATTGAATTGGGCCACGACCTTTAAATCGCTTACCATCACCTGCCTGCGTATTACCCAAATCCTTTCGACCCTCGTATGCAACACCAGATGCAATCTCTTCCATGTATCGGAAGTTACCTGATTCATGTGCAAGCTGTGCAAGGAAGTGAATAAGTCGAAGTGAATTATCTATGATTCCAAAGCTTCGCAAATGAACATTGGCAGCAAGACCAAGCTCTTCAGCACGTGATTGACTGGCACCTAATTTTTTAAATACTGCAGTCAAGGTGCCACGACCAATAATACCGTCGGCATGCACACCTACTACGGTTTGAAGTTTTTTAATTTGAACTGGATTCATCATCTTTATCCGAATCGAAAAATTTAGGGCGTGCACCACTTTTCCCCCACACATAAAGCTGTCGGGTAAAAAAGGCGAATGAAATACTTACAGTAGTGTAGAAAAGTGTTCCGGCTGGACTGGCGACATAATTGTCTTTAACCAGTAATGCCACTCCAAAAATAATCGATAGCATCAAAAGGAAATCGATATGTTTAGGGAGCTTAATTTTTGGATGAAAAACCATGATTGAAAAAGAAATTACAAACAATATGACTGCTGTCTTACTTATGATTAGCAGCATCTTTATCCTCCTTTTTAACCCAACCCAGAATTTTTGATCGAGCTAAACCAAGTAATGCTTCCGCTGTACTTTTACCTGCAGCACCCAATACAAATCCGAATAACTCCGGGTGTTTTCCATTGGCTAAATAGGCGCTTGCAGGTTCAGCAAAAACGACACATAAAATAAAACCGGCAAAGAATCCTATCCAGCGATCCCGCATCGGTTCTTTACTTAACAGGAAACCAAAAGTTGCACCCAGCACACCTGTAAACAGGATATGAGACTGACTTCTTATGCTTTCCAAAACCTGACTAAAGAAGTCCATAAACATCCCCTTTCGTCATACATCCCCCTAAATTTTGGTAATAAAAAAGCACCCGGAGGTGCTAAACGAAGTCTTTATTGGATCAGGCTATTGCATAAATTTTACTGGCGAAAGTTTTCCAAATTGGCGCTGCTTTGTATGTTGCTAAAGATGCTGTTGGTACGTAATATTTCACCGTAGATTTTATTCCGGTGAATGTTGAAGCTTGTATTGTTGGCGGTATTGTGGCTAAACAGGTTACAGATACAGCATTTGCCAAATATGCGAACGCATTAGCTCCAATACTAGTTAAGCCCGCACCAAAGGTTATATTCAAAATAGCGCTGCAGTTATTAAAAGCATCTTGACCAATGGTTTGCAGACTGCTTGGGAAAACTAAAGACTCTAAACTACCGCATGAATAAAATACTCCCTCACCAATATTCAACAAAGTAGGTGGAAATTGAATGGTCTTAATTAAAGGCCACCCGGCAAAAGAATAAAATCCAATACTATGTATATCACAATCAATTACAAGCGAAGTTGCCTTGCTCATAAAAGTGTTTGGGCTACCCAGTGCTGAAAACGATTCATTTGATATAGATCCGCTAATCTGCTTGATAGTGACAGAAGTAATGTTAATCGGGAAATCTAGTAAAGACCCTCCAAATGACAAGACACCCCCTGTAACTTCTGCTGGCGCGTAAATATCAATTGTTTTTGTGGCACCATCTTTTTCAGCAGTCACTTTTATCTTCTGACCACCTGTATATTTAGATGAAAAAGGGATTGTGAAATCCCCATTTGTATCTGCCATAGCTGTGTATGTAGCCATTATTCTTGCACCTCAATTGTGATTGTTGATCCTGCTGGTGCTTTACCACTGATGCTTGATCCATCAAATTCCAGATTAGCTTTTAGCGACTCTTCAACATTTACTGAAATATTTGCAACTGGCACGGTATTTCCGCTCACTTGTGACGGTGTTGCTGTTGCTGTCAAAATCAAGCTTGCAGCCTCAACAAAAAAGGAATGTTCGAACTTTTGATAGGATGTATAGCCATCTCTTACAGCCCACAGTCTTAAAATGTGGGGCATATTCGGTATTAAGACTGATGCGGGGATTGTTACTGTATTTGCAGCAACTCCATTTGCTGAAGCTAACACTGTACTATCTGATATCAACTCATAAGAATAAGTCACCCCATTTTCTATAGTCACATCGCCCTCATACCAGCCAATAATCTCCCCACCTGTTTGCTGTTCACGGTTTCGATGCATCCAAGTTAATACGATATTATTTGATATGAGTTGAGTTTCTGGCCAATAAGCACCATTGATTTTCACATTAGCAGGTGGATAAGGCCGGATTGCACGTGCTTTCATTTCAACTGGAATTGAACCACCTTGTTCAAGTACGCCTGATGGTGTTGTGGTGAGTACGGATACCAGGACTTCTTCACCCGCCACATACTCGGTTTCATCAAATGCAACATCGGTGCCGCAGAAATAAAGCTTTGTATCAAGCCCCCATTCTTGCGGTGGCGTGTCTAAAGCGCCACGCTTGACTGAAATAACCCCTGTGTACGGATCAACGCCCTGAAATACCATCCACTCGCCTGGCGTACCCAACCAATCTCTACCGCATTTAATCAATGTACCCACTGGAACATTAGCAATCTTTTTCCAATTCTTAACTGTAAAGCTTGATGATGTCTTTGAAATACTTTGGTCTAAATCTGCAGTTTGCGAATATTGAATTGAGCCAGCACGCAACCACTCCTCACCCTCGACACCATTGTGTGTTTTCATAATTGCATACAGTGAATTTGACTGTGGCTGTTCTGCAACAACACCAGCCAAGCCGAAATTATTCTCGTATGCTAATTCCTCATCAACCTTACGCTGTCCAAGCGCCATAACAGCAAGATAATAAGGCAATTCAAAAGGTTCATATTGGCAGGCTTGAGGAGGCAATGGCTTGTCAATAGGCTCATCAATAACAATTGTTGTATTCATCATTCCTGTTGCCGGAACGACCTCAATGTATTCAATTGTCACTTGATTATTCGTTGGTCCACCAAGATTGATACTCATAATCCGAACCAAGACAGTTCCAGTCCACCGCTTAGACCAAGGCAAACAGATCAAGTCATAGCGATTCCATTTCCGAGCTTCACGCCATCCAGTCGTAAATGAGCCCTTAAAAGCACCAGTGGATAATTGTTTGAGCTTCCAGTTCGCCACAATTTCTGCATTCCGAATTTTCATGAAATATGGAAAATCTAAAGTTTCAGCATTGACTCGGCCTAGTGTTTGAATTAAACCACTTTCAGAAATTGAGAATGATGAGTTTTTAATATTAGCCCGATCATAAAAATTCACATTAACCTGGTTAATTACTTCATCAGCATTGGTGATTTCATACTGCATACTTTTTATTTTGCTTTCTGAAATTGTATGAATTTCATCTTCTTCAAACCAATTGTCCCGAAATAAAACCATTTCATAAAGACCAGTTTGACGGTTTACACGGATTCCAGCTTCAGTGTGATAGCAAAGCTCATTAATGGCATCCATGCATGATTTTTCAGTAATCGCCCACGAAATACCAAGACCCTCATCATAAATCCGGTCTGCGGCTTTAATAAAATTTTCATCATTTACTGATGATTCAGGCTTATTCATCGCAGTATCATCAGTAAGAATCTCGCGAATCTTGTGAATAGGGTTTAAATCACCAGACAAGATTTCATCAGAAGCGCCTGCAAAACTATCTATTCCTTGAGGTTCAAAATAAACCCAACTTTCAAGAAAGCTGCTACCGTCACCGAATACACTACTACTTGACTCCAGCTCAAACTTAAAAAACTTTCCAGGCTCCTCTATAAGTAAAATGTACTCAAGAGTTCGGCGCTTTACTTCAACCCCTCGATTTTCGGAAACTAGTGTGTTTAATACTTTACTAGATAGAATATTAGCGTTAGTTTGCTCATCTTCAAAATATGTTTTAGATGTATTTTGGGATATAACAATGAGTCTTACCAGACCGGTAATCTCACCAAAATCTAATTTATATCCAGCTTTAACAAAATCAAAATCGCCACCGTATGCACCTGCAACTGAATAATTCTCAGCATTTACATAATTATATGATCCATCTATTGAGTAAAGCATAGGCAACCCTGTGAGTTCTTGATCAGCCACACTGGTCTCTAATTTCGCATCGTCAGAAAAAGATGCCGTAGATGTTCCATAGATGGTTGAAACACGGTTATATAACGGTCGCTCAATTACACCTCCACCTGATCCAGAGTTGTTTTTATAATCCGGTATCTCTGCCTTTATGTCATACCACTGCCCCCGCCCATCGTTTCGCACATGAATCCGTTTCGGCCAAAGCAGCATTTCTTTCATGTAGCCTGAGTTGCCGACGTAAAAATCAGGAAAAGCCAAATATGACTGATAGGGATATGCGGAAGCTTGAAGCCCTTTCGATTCCATATATTCTTTATAAAATGAAACCACTTCTTGATTCTCTGTGCCATATCTTGCGTGAATTTGACCCGCTACCCCACCTTCATTTTCACCATATAAAGTTGCTTTCTCTATAACCCCCACACTTAAAGGATTACCCATTTTATCAATTAATGGTGTATGCCAGCCGCGTTTATCAAAGTTAATACCCAACATCTTTTCAATTGGGTTGCCGATAAAAAGCAGAAAAAATGAAAAATATTGATAACCAATGGTCTGTTTGCTACTTCCGCCCATTTCTCACATACTCCACAACCTGTTGTGCCATCGCATCATTCGACTTTTCAACAATTTCCAAATCAATGCCATTTGCTAAAAAGTTCTGCCAGTCCCAGCCTTGAGACAAAAAAAATGCCCGCGATCCGCGAGCACACATTTTGGCTTTTCGTATATCAGACATATAAATTTTCACTTGCCACCTTTACTTTTGATGGCTGAGGTACGTTGCCCCCAAAGATGGGTAATATTTCCGTACATATGTGGGCTGCCAGCAATATCGCTAAATGAAGTACCTTCATCAGCAATGGTTCCATCCAGCTGATTGGCTGTCTGACCGTTCTTCTTCTGCATCTTTCGCATTGAAACGTAGGTATAAACCATCATTGCAGCTGTGACGGCCAAAAATGCATAAATGAGCCATGGTGCAATAACCATATAAACCTCTATTTAATTAATTGCGTCATTACCGGGTTTTCACCTGGTATATAGGGATGACCGGCAAATCGGGCAGCATTGTTGAATTTTTCATGGCAGGTCTTATGTGACTGGTCGCAACCCGGTGCAAGCTGAATCACATCACCGACTTTTAAATCAACATGCTCCCGATATAAGCTGACTGAGTTTGCCGTATTCCCCACAACAAATGTATAAACACCGAGTTTCTTAAACAGCCCGCGATTGAGATAACCGCCTGCATAGGTTTTGGTTTCCATGATCGGATCTCCATCTATATATGTTGGCTGTCCATTTACATCTAAAACAGGCTGACCAAGTTCATCCAGAACCGGTACTTGTACAAATACAAGATTGCCTTCTTCATCCTTTACCTGAGTTGGGTTTACTGTGAAATTAATTGTTAGCCCATTGATTGCAGTCACGGTGACATCAAAAGCCCAGTCTTCAAATTTCAATCCACACCAGCGGTCATAGATTGAATTCGGACAGGTTTTCTGGAACTTGCGAACCAGGATGGTCCGGTTTAAATAGGATTCACCGGTGGAGCAAATCAAAGTCAATGTATCGGCATTATCATCAAACTTGGGTTGAGTCACGCGGCCAATAAACAGCACCAGGGTTTCATTTTTCTCAAGCTCAAGCACAGTTAAATAAACTGACTCAAAATAAATCTTGTTGAGGAATATACGGGTGAAGCTATCACCTGCTTCATTTCTTAAAGTGTTTTGCGGAAAAGTAACTTCAATTTCACACTTATCAATATCGGCATCTTCAATCGCATCCCGGTCTAAGCCACGTACCGACTTGTAGGTAATGCTGTTGTGCACAACATCTTTGCGGTGATTGGTGAAATACCACGCCTTATCCCCATGCTTGAACTGATACAGCTCTACACGAATATCCATTAGCTTTCTAACTCCAGAATAGGAATGGTAACCTGAGAAATACCGGCACCCAAGAACTGAAACTCGATCTGATCCGCATCGAAGCGATACGGCCCCATATAGCAGATGGTTTGTATGTCATTGCGATGTGCATCAATTGAAGGTGAAACAGTTAAGGAACCGCCTGTTCGCTCCGTGATTTCATGCGCTGTCCAGGAACCATCTTTACGCTTGACTGCAATATGCTTACGATCAGCTTCAACCAGATATTTGGTATTGGTGCTTAAACTGGTGCTGATATAGCCGGCATTTAAAATGTTCAGATGTCGCTCATACAATGGCAACCAGAACGGACGGTATCGACCACCCCGACGAAACAGGAATCGTCTAAATTCCTGAAACTCATCCCAGCTTCGAATTAATGATTTAAACGGCTTGACCTGCTTTACCCTGGCGTGATGGGTGAATGACTGAAAGCCACCGATACTGCTATCCACCACATTTTGATGCTGACTCATACTGATTTCGATTGAGTCACCATCCAGTAGCAACGGTTTAAAATAAATATCCTGGTCTTTGTACTGCGCTGGAGCATCACCAGCATGTTCTGGCAGATCCTCAGCCAGTACCCGAAATACCATGGAAGCATTGGACCAGAACCCACCGGCATTAATTGAAGCATCGCCATCAATGATGCAGATCCGCAAAGGATAGATCACGGCATTAGTTGCTGTGATATTTGCAGCCAGTCGAAAGCCATCCTGGTATTCAGTTTCCAACTCCTGAATAACTTCATCTGTTTCAGGATCTCGAATTTCTTCCTGGATAATGATGTAGCGACCACGTTCAATAATTTCAACCACCTCACCACCTTCCTTGCTCTCAATAAAAGCAAAACCGACTCTAAGGTCGGCTATGGTGGCTGTTGTATCGAGAATGATGTAGTCATCATCTACGATATCAGGAATGATCCGCTTGACCTGTCGCAGCGGTATACCCCACTGCCCGCGTAAATTGGCAGACAGCAGATGAAACATGTCACCCATTGCTTTGCGCATCTGCACATAGTTAAAACTCAAGATCTGGCGAGGCGTATCTCGAAGTGGATAACGTTCTTCATTGCCACCAAATGACTCATGAACTTCAGTCATCCATTCCAGACGCTCGGTTGAACTTAACAGAGGGCAATTTGTTAATACATGCACCTCGCCAAACTGTGTTTGTATTTTCATTTTGTCCTCGAATAAAATTTTGGGTTATGTGTCCAAGTTTGCACCGTTCTGTTTAAAGAACTTCTTGAAAGCCTCTTTACCTTCAGGATTAAAGAGATGCTCACCCAAAGAATTACGATCATCAACTACGATAACTTTTGGTTCTTTAAACTTCTCTGGCTTTTTGAATGCAAATCCAAGTGCAATTCCAATCCCCAAAACAATCAATGTCTTCATTTCCAATTCCTAAAATAGATAAAAGAAAAGCCCACAAAAGTGGGCTTATGCTAAACCTAACTCCTTGCGATTCTGTTTAAAGAATTTCACAAAGGCTTTCTTGCCATCTGGTCCATACAGGTAATCACCAAGTTTTTCACGCTCATCTACAATGACGAAGTTTGGATTGAGATTCACTTGAGATTGTTGCCCGCTATTTGTCTGAGCTTGGCTCAAATAGTTAGTCAGATCTTTGTTTTGGTTTGGATTTAAAACACGCTCACCACCATCTAAAAGCCAAGTGCCCTCTTTTGGAATATTATCTATACCATCATGGGCCATACCAACTGGACTTACAGCGGAAATTGCGGCTTGAAGCACACCTGTTTCCATGGTTGCCATTGCCACAGCGGGTAAATTATATGGGAACGGCGCTGATGCCCATGCTGCTGAAATGGCTGTATATCCGTTCATGATTGCTGATGCTAAGTTGAACCCTTTTTGCACACTATAAAGAATTGCATAAGCTGAACTTGATTGGTCAACTAAGCCCATCATCATTCCAGCGAAATCAGAACCATACTGCGAGCCATACTTTAACTGCATACCGAGTCTTTGTTGCTGATACAACTCCTCAGTAATCAACATCTGTTCACGAGCTTTCGCAAGTAAATCCATATCTTGTTGGTATGGGGATTCATCCAAACCCATCATGGATTTGTAGTCGCCCCACACCTGCTCGCGCTCAGCGTTTTGATCCATGCCTTGCTGTATATTAGCCTGTTTGACTAGGGCACTCTTAGCTTCAGGCGTATACGTGGAGGTAGCTAAGATTTCCTCTCGCACCAATTCATAGTATTGTTCTGCATAGTCGCCTGCTGAAATCCAGTTTTTACGAGCCTCAAGAAGTTGCTTTTTCTCAGCAATGGTTTTTAGTTTTTGTGTCTCCTGATATTCTGCAAGCTCTTTGCTGTATGCGACTTGTTGTAGACCAAGGTATTTAGCTCTCTCTGGGCTACCTTTGGCATAAGCCATTTCGATAGCTTTGATTGCCTCCTTATTGGTTTCAACCATTCTTTCTTCATCGTTTAGATAAAGCTGATACACACTTTTTTGGCGCTCAAGAGTCTCTTCGCGAATCTGCTGCATATCATCTTGTGCTTCTCGCACTAGAGTAACTTCAGCTTTAGCATCTGAAATAGCCTCGGATTTACCTTTATATCCAAGTACAGATACATGCACATGGCCGCCAGTAGCTCTTTTAGATGGGCTGGCGTATTCGTTAATCGTTTTAATCGTAAACCCATAACGCTGTGCCATTTCGTTAAGTGTTTTTACAGCCTGACTAGCCTCCTTAGCATTTTTAACCGTGAAGTCAAAGGCATTTCCTGTGGCATGTTTACTGTTAGTACCTTTATGATATGAATCATTGAAAGCAGTAAATCGATTCAAGGAAGATCCCAAGGCTTGTTGTGATAGTTGAGCAAAATCTGCGGTATATGCACGAACCTTTCCACCTGCAACCGACTCTCCGGATTTGATACGCAAGCCACTTAAAGCAGACGCACCCACAAGCTCATTCATCTTTTTCTGAGATTCAACTTGTTTTTGCTTAACTTCGGCAATTTTCTTTTCAGACTCTTCGCGGGCTTTAGTTTGTTGTTGAATTTTAAAACCCAACTCAACAGTTTTTAGCTCTTGCTGTGTTAATTTCTTAGCATAACCAATCCCCGCATCATCCCGATAATCAGCAGCAGCTTCGGCTTTTTCACGACTCCATCCCGCAGCAATATTTTGTTCAATATATTTTGATCTCAAAACCTGATCGTTAATACTTTTTAAAGCCTCTCGTTGTTTCTGTGTGAGGTTTTGAAGGGCTGTAGCTTGACGATCTACACTTGTAGTAACAGTGTCATTAGTTTTAGCCAACCCCTTGGAGGCAGAATCAAGAGAGCTAACGACTCGCTGCTGGGAATCCATTGCTGTTTTTGCATTGGTAGATGCTACAGCATGCTTATCCATGTGCACTTTGTTTTCTTCAGTAATAGTGCCAAGCTTATTGATGCGATTTGCTAAGGTTTCAGCGCTAATTGCATTTTGATCAAATTCTTTAATCCAACCTCGAATTGTATTTTTTGTGGATTCATCTTTCGCCATCACTTCAGCAATTGAACTCGCATAAGCACGAACTTGCTGCTGAGCTTTAGTGTATGACTCTGTTAAATCTTTTAGCTCAACAGCTTCTTGGTACTTAAATGCTCGCTGCTGCGCTTCACTTAAATTATTGTATTCAATAGCAAGCTCGGCAATTGACTTGCCTTGCTTTTGTAAGGATGGCTCGACATCATCACTAGATTTCTTCATATACAAGAATGCTGCACCTGCAGCAATCCCTTGAACAGCAAGCATAGCCAATCCAGCAGGGCCGCCAAGAAAAGCCATTGCACCACGAAGAATTCCCATACTGGCTGCTGTTCCAGCTGCCCTTCCTTGTAGCGCCATCAATGATGCTTCCATTACTCCAGCACGAATTGCAGCCATAGTAAATGTGCCTGCTAGTATTGCACCCTGCACAACTAATTTCGTTCCGATTGCAGCTGTCAACGCAAGAGCAACTGCCTTAACATTATCCATATTGTCGGCTACTGCCTGTACCACCGGAACCACATTATTTATTAAAGTGGTTTTTAAGCCTTCCCATTGAAGATTTAAAAGTTGTACATTTTCTTTTGCAAGAGCAAGGCTCTCAATCATTTCATCCGACATGATTGCATTAGCACGTTCAGCCGCATCACCCCATTTTTTAAAACCCTCTCCGCCATTTTGCAATAAAGGAATTAACAAAGAAGAATCTGAAATGATTGCTTCCATGTAGAATTTCATATCATTCTGAGATGCTCCAACCTTTTGAAGGGAGTCGTAATAGAGTTGGAGTGCTTGCGGGCCTGAAAGTTTCTGGAATTGCTGAATCGTAACCCCAACCAAAGGTGCGATATTTTCAAAGAAGTCTGCAAGCGGCCCCCCGCCAGTTTGTTGAAAATCGCCGATACGATCCTGCATATCTTTCATTTTGTCAGCAAATGATTCCATGCTAATGCCGGCAGTTTCAGCACCTTTTGAATAGTATTGAAATTCTTTGAGACTTGAATTTGAAAGCTGAGAAAACTTTTTAATTTCATTGCCCATATTGATAGTCTGGTTTGCAAAAGCAATCATCCCACCTACTGAAACTCCAGCAACGGCGGCACCAAATGCTGTGGCAGCAACACTGGCAATACTAAAACTATCAGATATCTTCTTACTAGAATTGCGTGCTTGGCGTTCTGCCTGCGTCATTGGGCCAGTGAAATTACTAATTTTTGCGACCAAATCTAGGGTTAGCCGACCCAACGATGCTGCTGCCATAACTTTTCCTCAAGCAATAAAAAACCACCCGAAGGTGGTCTATACAAATAACAATATGCTCTATTCAATCTTTGGTTCTTCAGCACTAAAACCTTCTGTATTAAAAGTAAATTGTTGGTTACCCTCTTGATAAAATGGCAGCTCAATAATTACTTTCTTAAATTTTCTAATATTTGCCACAAATGCTTTTGAATTCCCTGTAAAAACAAGAATCTCTTTGGTTGCACCTTCTTGAAATTCTAAGTCTTGTACAGGAGATTCTCCAAATTTAGCTGCACCATAGCAAGCGCGTATAGAACAATCGTATTGTCCTTTATCAATAACTAATACAACTCGTGGCTCATCACTCTTGGTATCAGCCAAGACTAAAGTCAACTTACTACCACCGTCGTAAGGGAATTTAAAATCAGCACTATTATCAGATTCAATCGCTAAAAACTTTTGCTCAGTTTTTCTCATTTCATCTTTGCTTGTAATAACTTCCCATCTCGGTAATTTCTCTTCTACCTGTGCTTCTGTTTTAACACTATTCTCTTGAGGTTTTGCACACCCAATTAAACTTAAGCCCATCAACCCTATAGCTAATAATTTCTTCATGGGAATACTCTTTATTATGAATAACCACAAGATACTGATTAACTATCCAAAAAGAAACCTCCCGAAGGAGGCTTATCTTTTAGAAGTTATATCTAAAACCAGTTTTATAAGTTACACCATCAAAATCGCCAATGTAGTTCGATGTGTAATTACTGTTTATACCCCCATGCCATGAACATGTACCCGACCCTGTGCTACTACTTGTACTGCCATCATTACAACGAGTTTTATCATTGTCACTAATATCCAATGCCCACTTATAACCAATCCCACCATAGAAAGATAAATTCTTATTAAAATTTATCCCTGCTTCCAAACCAATAGGAATAGTGAAGTAAGCAGTTTCATCAAACCCTGATACATCAAGCAAGCCTATGCCAGCACCTAAAGTACCTATTGCATAAAATCGTTCGGTGTTCAAAAAGTTGAGATGGCCACCCGCTGATAGTTCATAGTAGTCACCATCATAATCATCGTTGTTTTGATATTCCAACTTACCCCACAAACCATTTGCTTGCGGTAAAGTAGATATACCAACACCAAAACCATTCATCTCGGCTTCAATATCATTCCCAAATTTACCTTTTTGAGATGAGTATTCAATAAATAATGATGAATTAAGCTGCTGTTCATTTTTATACTTAACTGGTGATAGTCTTTGGTATTCCGCAATAGGAGTTTGTTGTCCTTGATTTCCCATTGGTGCAGGCTGACCATACTGAATAGGCAAAGGCTTATTTGCTACTGCAAAAGTAGAAATCACCCCGATCACACCAGATAAAATTAATTTTTTCATTGTTATCCCCATTTAAAGTGGGAATAAGATACTTTATATTTTTAATAAAAAGAAACCGACCTAAGTCGATTCCCCTCCAAAAGTCTGCATCATGTATTCTTCGAGTGACATTTCTTGAGGTTGATCTTCATGGGGCATAAATGACAAGGCTTTTACATCCTTAACACCTTTAGATCCAAGATAAGTTGCCATCAGATTACCAAAGCCCTGTTCAATACGCCGACCAACAAAAAGAGAGCCTCGCTTTTGACGAAACGCCCTCCATGTTAAAAATTCATGGCGAGTTATTCTTCGCTTGGCTTCGGCAATTGTTCTTCCTCCAATTCCGTTGATAACGAGCTCACACCATCCTTCTTCTTCTTCGCTGAGATCCAGTTCTTTCCCGAGAAGTCGATCACCTCATCAGCAATGTCATACATAGCATTTAAGATTTCAGTTGAAACTGTGCCGGTATCGGTGATTTTAGGAAAGAATCGCTTTTCTTCATCTTCATAAACCGTTTGATATACCAGCGCCTTGCGAAGTTGATCAAGCGTAATGTCCTGCTTGTTTTTCACCTTAAAAATATCAGTCGCATTTACAATATCATCATGCGAAATGATTTTAATAAGAACGTTACCCTCAAATTCCTGACCAGATGAATCCCGGAATTTAATCGTCTTCTCAACAAAAGAACCCACCCCAACCGCAGTTCGAGCTGCCTCTAAAGTAAATTTAGCCATTATGGAGTCACCGGTGTTGGATCACGAAAAATTGTAGTTACACCTGATGTACGAACAAGTGTGAATGAATAAGTCACTAATGAATCTTGAGCAAGATCATCAGGTGCGACCGGATTTAAGTAACCTTCAAAGGTCCACCAGATACGATCACCCGGTAAATCAATGGTATCAGTTGCTGTATCATATTCAGGTGGGGTTTCAGCGTGGCTTGAGCCAACATACCACTCTACTTTTTCACCAGAATCTGCTAACTGAATTAATTTAAGATGACTTGCGTTTTCGTCATCAAGTTGAATAGCTATAGAACCTTCACCCGGATCACGTAGACCGCGCTCATAATCTTTAGTGTCTGAGTCCATACAAGTTGCTTCAATTTTTCCAAAAGAATCCTGACCAAATCCAAAGCCTGAATAACAACTAAAACGGACAGCTTCCTTATTTACTACCGCATAAATATGCGTTTTCTGTGTTTTAACACGTGCCATGAGTAGCTACTCCTCAATTTTAGGCATAAAAAAAGCACCCGGTTGGGTGCTATGTGGAAAATTTTGTTTATCTATCTACAAACCAATTGCTATCAAAACCAGTTCTATAGAGCTTTGTTTCAGGCTCTCGCTCATTGCCGCGCAAACTTGTCACTGTGCATGAGTTATCAACTTCAAGCGCCTTTCGTGCCGCCTCTTTTATTAAAGACAGCTGCATAGGATCTGTGGTGTAAATATCAATTTGAATTGTTAGATGGTCTGTATTTGCCGGACAATCTAAATGGTTTTGTGGAATCCCCGAGATATCCTGCCAGACTAAATACGGTGTGATTGGTTTGTCTTTTGCTAAACCAAACTCATAAGCCCGAAGCGACTCATTTCCTTTTTTCAAAAAGGATTTAATCTCATCACTAGCATTGAGCAATTTAAAAATAGGCGCTGTCATACTGCCCCGCTTAATGCTTTTGTAATTTCAGCATCAAATACCTGAACAAATTTTGAAGTAACCTTCTCGATGTTTCGAGAAAGTGCCAATCGCATAAATGGAAATGCTTGAATAAGTGACGTGCCAAATTCAATAAAACGCCAGTAGGTTGTGTTCCCGCCTGACAGACTAGATAAAGCTTCACGATTGGAGTTCTTATTCATGGCTGCCCCACCTCGTATACCGACCCGCATCACGATTTCATTTGAATTTCGGCTTTTACCGCCTTGCGTCACAATGTTTTTATGAATCTTTTCTGCTGTTTCAGGGTCATCAATCGCTTTGGCATTTGTACGAGCAGCATCACGAACAATATTCATGGCTTGCCGGGCTGCCTTTCGTGCAATTTGCTTGGCTTTTTTAGGATTTGAAAGCTGCTCTATCTTCCGCTTGAACTGATCCATGCCTTGAATATTTAGTTCGACTGCCATTCCACTTCACCTTCTGCAAGGTTTAAGGTCAACCATTCCAATCCTGATTGATTATCTGGAATCGGATCACCATCAATTTTCCAATACTTGTCACGGAACAACACACGCATGGTTGAATTGATTTGAGCCGCTTTAATGCTGTATCGAATCTTGCAACGCGCTGTCATGCTTGAATTAATAGCCTGGGCTTGAAGTTGATCTCGTGTTGATAAAGCTTCGAGTTTTCCCCAGACCTTGGTGAATTCAGTCCAAATGATAGGCACATAACCTGTGACCTGATCTTGCTCACCTTCAGTTTCGTGCTCGATGGTGATACGGTGTCTTAATGGTCCTGAGCGCATTTATACCCCCCAGTCCAAACGATATGGATCTAACAACCACAATGCGCCTTTAGGTAATTCCGAAACAGAAGCTGTGGTTTCATCTTCCCGGTTTTCATAAAGACTACCTAAAATTAATAATACGGCGGCCTCAATCGAAGGATTAATCACAATGCCTTGTAGAGTCATTTTCGCATTGTAAGATGCTTCATTTTTTATATTTTCAGCTGCAGATAACATCAGGTTTCGTGATTGATATTCGCTGATTGAATTTGCCACATCACAACTATCACGATAGTTCTGATTTGATGTTGTCAGAAGGTTTGGAATTAAGCTTTTTGCTAAAGTTAAATCTGACTCAGTTGCATAAAAAAAGCGGTTCAAATATCGAGCCGCTTTATCTTCTGCTGATTTCAATTTATCTAAAACATCATCGCCAGTATCTTCATCTACTCGCAAATGAACCATAGCTTTTTCAATGTTAATAACTGGCATGATATAACCTTACTTTGATTTATCTACTGGTGTTTCAGCT